ACCAGACCCCGGAAAACATGGCGGGGCGCTTATCCAGGTCTTCCCGGTAGAGTTGCAACCCCGCGCCGAAACCGCCGCCTTTGGCCCATTCCTTTCTTTCCTGGGCAAAGCGCCGGGCTTCATCAGCCCTTTCCCGTCCGGCCCGCAGAGCGGCCTTTTCGGCCTCTTCCAGGAAACGGTAGTACCCCTTATCCGCATCCCAAACCATCAGCTTGGAGAGCTTGATTTCCTGTTCAGCCTGATTGCGACTGATCTCGATTTCCATAATTTGGCGTTCGATGGTAAGCTGCTCAGAGAGGAAGGGGGCGGCCTGGGCGAGGACCTGGAGGTTGCCCTTGTGGAGGTCTTCAATCTCCTTTCCCATCGACTGTGAGAGGTCATAATGCTTACGGTCAAAAACCTCCTGGACCTTTGCCACCTTTTCAGCGTTTCCCGCAACTTCGGCCAGCTTTTTGCGCTCCTGGGCGACAAGTTGCTCATACTGATTGCCGAGACCCTGGCTATACCAGTCGTTGAAATCACTCTCTAATTTGCGCTTTTTGCTCTCATAGGCATCCCACAAGGCCCATTGAGCTTCCAGGGACTCTCCTACCTTGGCTTCGAGTTCGGCGAGGGCAAGGCGCTGTTTGCCATACCAGGCATCAAGGATGGCTTCGGTATCTCCGGCACCCCGGGCCGTTTCCTGATTCATGGTCTCGATGAAGCGTTTCAAGGAAGCTTCGGCACCTTCTGCGCCTTTGCCGCCTTTGCCGGTACCTTCTGGTTTTTTAGCCAACGCTTCGGCGGCGGCTTCATCGGCCTCCCGCTGGTACCTCTTTATATCCTCTTTGATTAGGTTCATCTGTATCTGGGATGGGGATGGAGCCGGAGGGCCGACGATCTCAGGGGTAGGTGTGATCACAGCCCCGCCCACTGCTCCAGGCCCTTGTCCCATGGCCGCGTAAGGGTCTTCCGGGGTCGCGTATCCTGCTTTCCCTTGCAAGGTTTTGACGATCCCTAAGATGCCAGCACCGGCCTCCAAAGCCAAAAGGGCCGGCAGGAGAGTGCCGGTGATGATTCCCGCAAGCCCGCCGGCGGCCGTGTAAGCTCCTACAAAAGCGGTAGTCAAGCCGAAAATCCAGATTGCAGCCTTGGTGCAGAGATAAAGCTCGGCGATGGTGAAGAGCAGGTCTTTGTTGGACACCGCCCATTTCGCCGCCCCCAGACCCGCGGCCCCGGCCTGGCCCACAAAAGAACCTACTTGCAGGCCCAAGGTATTTAAAGAGGTCTCATTTGTATCCGCCCAGGTTTTCAATTCCTTGAAGGCGTTGGTCAGGGTCAGGACCCCGACTTCCATGCCCGGTTTAAACAAGTTCCAGAGGGCCTCTTTGGCCGTCTCCGAGTACCTGGCCATGGAATGCAGTTGCTTGCCGACAGTGGCGTCAGCAGCGGCCGCCGCCCCAGCGAGAGGTGCTGAGGCGCGCATAAATTCATTCAAGGTTGCCTGGGACCGATGGGCCTGGTTCAATTCGTCTTTGGTTTTGCCAATGGAGACCGCATATTCTTTCATATAAATTTCGGCGGGCCGCATCGCGACCCCCAAGGTGCGGAGGATTTCGACTTGGCTAGATTCAATGCCGTGCATCACGCGCATCATGGTTTGGGAAGTATTCAAAAGGTTTCCCTGGGCATCCCTGGCGCCCACGGCCACGTCCCGCACCCGGGTTGCAAATTCTTTCATCTTATTAAGGTTCAAGTCCAGGATCATGGCCTTACTGATCGCTGACATGGCCTCGGTGGTAGTGACGCCCGCGGATTTAACTTCTTCCGTAAAATAATGGAGGGCTTCCCGGGAGATGCCGACATTTTTCCCCACCTGGCCCATGACCACTTCCATGGTTTCCAGCTTCATACCGGTGGAGATGACATCGGAGAGATTGCGATAAGCTGTGTAGGCCAGGGTAACCGCGGCCGCGAGCTTCATCATTTCGGTAGTGACATTAGAAGAGGCGGACGCGGCATTGGAGGCCGCCCCGCCCACCTGCCTCATGGCGCCGCTAAGACGGGAACTGGACTGTTCCAGGTTCGCCGCAGCGGAGGCGGCCTTGTCCCCGGACTGCTGGAGCCGGTCCAGCGACTTGATTCCCGCCTCCACTTGGGAGGTTTCGATTTTTAATCCGAGCGTGGCAATGTCCGCCATAGTTACTTCACCTTGCTCATTTCGTGGGCAACTTCCAAATAGACCCGGTCCATGCTGCGGATAACCCGGGCCTGCCAGGGTGACAGCCGGTTCCGGGTCAGTTCTTCCCAGGCTTTAATGTCACTCCAGGAAAGAGGATTGATCCCCATTCCCGACTGCCGGCCGGAGTTCAGGTCCCAAAACCAGGACCATAGATGCTGCCCCGCGGCCGGGATTTCCGGTTCGCTATCAAGTCGCCAGTCTCGATGCCCATGCATTTCCCAGACATGGGTTAGCCGCTGCCTTGCAGTTACCCCGTCCTTATCCGGCCAGTCGAGCCTTAGCTTGGCTCGGACGGCATCGGCGAGGACTCGGGCGGTTTCGGCAAAAAATTGGTTTCGGCCCCCACAAAGTTAAGGGCCTGGCGGTAGACCAGCGGATAATTCCGGTAAATACGGATTGCCGCCTCATAAGAAAAAGGTACGTCGATCAGGTGTCCATCGGTATCCTCTTCCTGAATTCCCCACCAGCCCAGAGTGGCCCGGGCCAGCCGTTGGTAATTTTTTTCCCGGTCTTCCTGTGGGCTGAGGTTGGCCTGGGGGTTTTTCTTCAACTTCTCCCGGAACTCGATCTGGAGGTCATCGTTCATCTTCTGGAAAAGGTCTGAGTCGGCCCCGGCCAAGAGAATGCGAATATCCGTCTCTTGGCCGTTGGCCGGATTCACAATTACCAGTTCCCGCCCCTCATTGGCGGCCTTGCGGGTGTCGAGTTGCGCGAGGTCCATATATGGTTCCTTTCTTTAATGGGCTAGGCCGACCGGGTGATCTTCAGGTTCGTATCCGTGGAGTGGTGCAAGGCCGCGAACCCCAAGGATAATTCCAATGATTTTTCATTACTGGCCGGAATGTCGCCGGTGGTATATTTCAGATTACTCATAAGGAAATTGAGGGTATTGGTGCCGTCTGAGAGCGTGAACTCCATGGAGGATGCGGTTTCATTGAGAAACTTGGTTATCAGCGTGGCGTCCGGGAAATAAGCCTTGGCGGTGCCAGTGATCTTGCTCCGGCCCCAGTTGATTGCCGCCGCGTACTTGCTTCCCAGCACGTAATTCGGTTCCAAACCGTTGTCGATGGTCAGGTCAATGCCGGCCAGGAAAGCGATGGTGGCCCCACCCTCCTTAAAAGTGCCGGAGAAGGAATCCAGGGGCATGTTCGCGTTGGCAGAGTTATAGGTGGCACTCCCGGTGGGCGTGAGGACCATGTTGGACCCGAGAAAGGAAAACTTGGCATCCACCATGGCATTGCTTTTGACCGAGAGGGCCAGTTTTGCCGGAACTACGCCGTTGAACTCTTGGTATTGCGTGACATCAGTGAAGCGGCGCAGCATGGCGAAGGACCGGGCTGTCACTCCCTGTTTAAGCACGTTCGCGGTCCAGGTGCCGCCCATCAGGGCCTCCAGCATGGTGTCGAAAGCGCCTTTGATGAGTTCACAGTCTACATCCCCGTCAACTTTGTATGTACCCAGGCGCAGGTCGGTGATAGCCCGGTCGGAGCGCAACTCCTGGGACTCCAGGGAGTCCCGCTTTAACCCCAAGGTACAGCCTTTGTTGCGGAAGGGAGTCCAAGCCGGGCTTGTCGGAGTCGTGCCGAAAGTTACTTCGGGGATATAGTAAAGCTGGTGCAAAGCTCCGCTGGCGAGGGTCATGATTCAGCCTCCTTCTCCTTCTCTTGGTTTTGCAGGTTAATCAATCGGCAGTCCGCGGTGTGGCCGGGGACCGGATAGGCCCGGCCACATTGCCGACACCATTTGCCGCCGTAGGGATGCTCCGGGTTCTGGGTTTCCAGATCGGCGGCAATATCGGCTTCTTTTTTTGATGTCACTGATTTTGCCATAAGCAATCTCCGCTATTAGCCTTGATAAATGCAGGAGTACCGGATGGAAACCGGCACCTGATACCAACCGTCCTTGGGAAATCCAGGACCCGGCCAAGACTTCTCCACTTTGACCGTGAGGCCGTTGTAAACGAACTCCTGGCGCGCAGGGAAAGCCGCCACGACCTCTGCGGCCTTGCCCTTGGCCGGCGCCCAGCCCGCGCCCGCCGGATAAACACAGGTCACCTGGAAGATACCCTTGCGCTCGATATAAGGGTTCGGCCCCAAGGTTTCTACCGTCGATTCCGCCGGGAGCAGGTACGCGGATAGATAAGGCGTCCCCAAGGCGGGTGCATAATCGACGTTCTCCCAGGCAATGGCCATGGCCGGGAACTCATCCTCAAGCTGCTGATTGAGGGCCGATTGCAGGTCTTTGTCGGGGATGGTGGGCATCTGCTTTCCTTAAAGTGAAGCCACGGCCTTAGCCAAGTAATCCAGATATTCGGCAACCGTGATTCGCACCATGCCCTGGGGGGCCTGTTTACTGAAGCCGTAGGGCGCCGTGCCATATTCCAGATAAGGCACATAATGCACGTTGTTACAGAAATAAATGTCATCCCCTAACTTGAAGGCCGGGATCACCGGGGCTGCCGGCACTGGATAATTCCCGGGACCAGGATCGCCCCCGGCCGGGGCATAGATGCTTACCTGCCAGCCGGTAATGGCCCGCCGTTTTTCCTGGGGAGTGCGTTGCTGAATTCGGCTAAACATGTCGAAAGCAACCTTTTTGATAACCTTCTCCGCGTTGCCTTTGGCCTTGGCCACGAACTTGCTAATGTCTG